GCTACTATTGTTGATAGCTTAAAAGGTCTATTTGTACCTACTGCTGAAATTTCAGCTCAGTACACTAAAGGCTTAATGGGTCGTGATTCAGGTGGTATGAACTGGAAGTTAGATCAAAACATTGTATCTCAAACTTTTGGTAACTTCTCATCATCTACAGTAACAGCTTCAGTAGCTACAACGACTGCAACTGGCTTCTTAACTTCAGGTTGGGCTTCTACATCAACTATTTCATTGACTGCTGCTAATACAGGTACAATCAATCTAAATGCAGGTGATACATTCCAAATTGCTGGTGTTTATGCAGTCAATCCGCAAAATCGTCAAGCTTACGGTACTAACAAATTACGTTCATTCGTAGTTAAATCTGCTGTATCAGTAGCTTCAGGTGCTAGCGTTTCAGTAACTGTTTCACCTGCTGTAATTACTGCTGGTCAGTTCCAAAATGTATCTGTACCTACTCCTGCTGCTTCTGCTGCTGTAACATTCTTTGCTTCACAATACAATGCAAGTGGTAGTGGTATCGTTTCACCACAAAACATTGTGATGCACCGTAATGCGTTCACAATTGCTATGGCTGACTTAGAGCTTCCAGAGGGTGTACACTTTGCTGGTCGTGCTTCTGATAAAGAAATCGGTTTATCAATGCGTGTAGTTCGTCAATACACTATTAATAACGATTCTATCCCTACTCGTGTTGATGTCTTATACGGTTGGGCGCCTCTTTATCCTGAATTAGCTTGCCGTGTAGCAGCTTAACTTAAACGATAAAGGAAAATATCATGGCTAATCCAGGACCAGCAGTAACCACCTCAGCTCACCCAAGTAATGTAACAACTAATCAGACACAACGATTATTGGGTGTACTTAAAGGTGTAAACGTAAATGCAGCATCTGGAAGTTTCTTCCCTTTGCCTATCATTAACTCTACAACTTACCAACCTAACTTATTAGTAGTTACTAACTCTAATAACGCAGGTGCAGCTACAGGTACTTTAACTAGCTTAGTATTAGGTATTACTACAACAGGTAGCGGTACACCAACTTCATTGTTTGGTGCTATTACTGCTTCACAGTTAGCTACAGTTCTTGGTGTGAGCCAAGTGGCAGCTTCTGCGGTAGTAACTGCTTATAACCAACAAGCGTTATTCGTCAATATTGCAACTACTACTGCGGTAGTAGGTACTGTTGATGTTTACGTGTACGGCTACGACTTTAGTTAATACTAAGTAATGCAAAGAAAAAAGACATACTCAAAAGGTGTGTCTTTTTTTATTTAATCATCTATAATTGAAGTACCTTATTAAAGGAAATTATCATGCCATCTACCACCATAGCTCGTGGAAATGCTATTAGCACTTTCTATATTGCACCAACTTTAACACCTGTAGCTGTATTAACTGTTGTTAGCCCTGCTCAAACATTTAACGTACCAGGTTTATTAACTACTGACATTATTAATGTTATCGGTTTAAATGGTTCTCAAGTATCAGGTATTGTTACTGCTGAAGCTGATTGCTTAACTAATGGTGTACTGACCATTCAATTTGCAAATATCACAGCAGGTACACTCACTCCTACTGCTGGTGTTTACACTATCCAAATTGTACGTGCAGAAGGCGCTTTGCCTGTTACTGCTGTATAAGGGGAAAATCATGGCTTATAACTCAGCTTTCTCACCTTTTGGGCCTACGTATTTAGTAGGGAGTTTGGCTGCTGTTCAAGTGAAATCATCTAATAACGTGTACCCTAGTGGTTATCGTTTTGTTAATATCACTTCAAGTTTAATCAGAGTTTCTTGGCAACCTCAAGAACCTAATGATGCGACTTCTACACCTGTAGTAACAGCACCTGCTTTAACAGTTCCGTCTGCTAATACTATTGCTATCCCTGCAAATGGTGTAGCGGTACTTAGTGGCATTCCACCTAATGCGTGGTTCTTATCTAGTGCAGCATCTAGTGTAGAAATCACACCTGGCGAAGGACTTAACTAATGGCTAACTCTAATCAAGTTGCAAGTACATCAACTCAAAATATTGTACCTGTTCAAGCAGCATTTAATACTGCTGGTGCTTGTTTAGGATTAGTTGGCCCTGGTGGCGTTTACTTTTCACCACCTTTAATTGGTGATGTAATTACAGGTGCAACGATTGATAGTTCTGTAATTGGTGGTACAACACCATCAACAGGTAACTTTACTTCACTTAGTTTAGGTGGGAAAGTTATTGCATCTAATGTTGCACCTGCTATTGCTAGTGGTTTTGGTACAACGCCTACTATTACAGGCACTAATACTTTTGGTTTTAAAATAGTAGTAGGTACTGGTGGTGCTGCTAATGGTGTTATTACATTACCTGCTGCACCTACAGGTTGGGTAGTAACTGGATATGACACAACTAACTCTGCAACCATATTTATTCAACAATCAGCGTACACTACAACAAGTGCAACGATAGTTGGATATAGTATGACTACAGGTTTAGCTGCTAACTTTAGTGCTGGTGATGTTTTAATACTTACTGCTTCACCTTTTTAAAGGAATATTATGGCTGGCCCAAGTTCAACCGTAGACCAGAATCTACTGCCAGTACAGGCATATTTTGATGTCTATGGCAACTTTCAGACATTTATAGGTCAAGGTCAGCCATTCTTTGCTACATTTAACCCTAATCAATCAGGGTTACATATTACTAATAGCACGATTGATAGCTCTACAATCGGTGCTACAACACCATCAACAGGTAACTTTACTAACGTATTAGGCACTACAGGTCAAATCAGCACAACACCTAGTGCTAATATTGATATAGCTAATAAATTCTATGTTGATACTGTTGCTCAAGGCTTAGGTCCTAAAGCTGCTTGCCAAGTTGCTACAACAGTTAATTTAGCTAGTTTGTCAGGTCTATTATTAATTGATACTTATCAAACAGTAGCTGGTGATCGTGTATTAGTTAAAAATCAAGGTTCAAGTCAATTTAATGGCATATATATAGCTTCTACGACTGCATGGAATAGAGCAACTGATATGGACGTATGGGCAGAAGTGCCTGGTGCGTACACAGTCATTCTAAATGGCTCTCAAGTAGGTACAGGTTGGGTATGTACATCTACTGCAACAGGTACAATTAACGTAACTGCAATTACTTTTGTCCAATTCTCTAGTTTAAGCACTTATTATGCAGGTACTGGATTAAGTCTTAGTTCAAATACTTTTAGTATTACGCCAGTAGGTACAGCAGGAACTTATGGTTCAGCAAGTGCAGTACCAGTATTTATTACTAATGCTAGTGGTCAAGTAACAGGTGTAACTAATACTTCTATAGCTATTGCTAATACTGCGGTTAGTGGCTTAGGTACAATGAGTACACAAAATGCTAATAATGTAGCAATTACTGGTGGCACAATTAATACTGCCACAATAGGTCAATCTATAGCAGGGTTAATTACAGGCACAACAATAACTGCTAATACGCAGTTTACAGGTGCAGGTACAGGATTAACAGGTACAGCAACATCATTAAACATTGGTGGTAATGCTGCAACAGCAACAAGTGCTACAAGTGCAAGCTCAGTTACTAATAGTGCTACATTTAATAGCGGTGGCGCAGGTGGTGCTTCACCAATCACTTTTAATGGCTCAGTCGCACAAACTATCTCATACAATACAATAGGCGCACCTAGCGTTACTGGTACAGGTGCTTCAGGTACATGGTCAATAGGTGTAACAGGTAATGCTGGTACAGTAACAAATGGTTTATATTCAAATGGTAGTTATTCTAACCCTACTTGGCTAACTTCTATTTTAGGTTCAATAGTAAGTGGTGCTGTAGCAAGTGCTACTTTAGCAACAACAGCTACTAATATTGGTGGAGGGACAACAGGTGCTTTAGCTTACAATACCGCATCTGGTGCAACTTCATTCTTAACACTTGGTACTACAAACTATGTTTTAACTGCAGGAGCTACTGCACCTCAATATGTTGCTCAATCTACTTTAAGTGTAGGATCATCTACAACTTCTACGACTGCAACTAATTTAGCAGGTGGTGTTGCTAGTAATATCCCTTATCAAACAGGCGCAGGTGCTACAAGTTTTATAGGTAATGGTACAGCAGGGCAGTTTTTACAATCTAATGGCGCAAGTGTACCTACATGGGCTACACCTGTTAGTTATGCGACTGTTACTGACGATACAACGACTGCTACGACACGTTATCCGTTATTTGCTAATCAAACAACAGGCAATCTTTCTACTACTTACACAAGCTCTACTAAGTATCAATACGTACCCTCTACAGGTACATTGACTGCAACTGTATTTAGTGGAAGTGGTGCGAGTTTAACTTCTATACCTAATGGTGCTTTAACTAACTCAAGCGTAACGATAGGCTCTACTGCTGTATCACTAGGTGCGACAGTTACTACTTTTGTAGGATTAACTTCTGTAACTTCTACTACTTTTGTAGGCGCATTGACTGGTAATGCTAGTACCGCTACAAGTGCAACAACAGCGACTAATGCAACTAACGTAGCAGTAACAGACAATACAAGCTCTACAGCGACTTGGTACCCTACTTTAGTATCAACTACGACAGGTAATTTACCTATAACAACTAGCTCTACAAAGATTAGCTTTGTACCTAGTACAGGTGCATTAACTTCTACAAGTTATGTTTCTTTAGGTGCATTTAGTGGTACAGCACCTGCTGACGGAATGGTAATGGATTATGTTACAGGCTATGGTAGATTTAGTGCTTTTACTGGTGATGGTTATCAATGGTACAACGCAGGTGTAGGTACTACTAAATTAATGGATTTATCTTCAGCAGGTAATTTAGTAACAACAGGTACTATTACTGCACCTGAAGTGATCGCATCAAATGGATTATTTGTTAATAGTCAAACAGTAAGTGTAAACTATGCAATTCCAACAGGCTCTAATGCTATGAGTGTAGGTGCAACTGTAGCAGGGGGTATAACAGTAACAGTACCTTCAGGTTCAAAATGGGTTGTATTATAAATTTAGGAGATTCACATGGCATCAATTATTAATGCAACAACAACAAACGGAGTAGCCATAAGTGCTGATAACTCTGGTATTTTACAACTTGCTACGAATAGTGGAACTACTGCGGTCACTATAGATGCTAGTCAGAATGTGGGGATTGGTACTGCTAGTCCTGTATATCGTTTACAAGTTCAATCGCCTTCAGCAATAATGGCACAATTTAACGGTAATAATGCAAATAATTATTTACAACTTTCAGATAATAATGGCACAAATAATTGTTCATTTGGTTCTATAGCTGGTGGAAATTGGTATATGTATACTTCTGGTTACGGTGCATTTTATACAGGTGGCACAGAACGTATGCGTATTGCCTCTAATGGTATTGTTACTATGTCTGCTTATGGCGCAGGGGCAGCAACATTTTCAGCAGCAGGTGTTATTAGCTCTGTTTCAGATGAAACTTGGAAAATAAAAGATGGAGTTCCTACTAATCCTGATGATATGCTACAAAAATTAATGCCAGGATATTGGTTTTATAATGATGAAAAGAAAGAGATTTTTGGTAAAGATAGACAATTAGGTTTTTATGCCCAAAATGTTAATCAAGCGATTGGTGTTGAAGCAGCCCCTATACCTGAAACATATACCGAACTTGATGAAAATAATACTGAAGTTATTAAAACTAAGCCTTGGGGATATTATGACAGATCAGTTTTAGCAGTTGCAGTTATGTCTTTACAAAAAGCATTAACTACAATTGAAGAACTTAAATTGACCATAGATACACAACAAACTCAAATCACAGCATTAAACGCAAAGGTAGGGATTTAATATGGGAACTGTAGTGATTAATGGTTCAACTTCAGGTAGCTGTACGCTAACACCAGCAGCAGTAGCAGGTACAGCAACTATTACTTTACCTACAGTAACTGGTAATATGCTTTCATCTACAGGTGTAACTGCTTCTACAACTAATACTAATACTAATAAAATTGCAGTTAATATTGGTGGTACAGTTTATTATATTTTAGCTTCTACGAGTGCAGTTTAATCATGGCTAAACATTTAGAAAACTTTGGAAAGTGGTATGACGGAATATTAAATTTATTCCCATTCTGCTTAGACGATACATGGATTAAAACAATCGGTATTGCTTGGTTATTTACAGTAGAGGGTAAGTGGTCATTTATCCCTAAGATAGTACCGACAAATTGGCAGTATGCTAATGCGTGTGTATTTGTAAGGTTTGGCTTACCCTTTGCTTTCTTCATGCAACTACGTGCTAGTCCTACACACTTGTTTCAAGGTGGTTTTGGTTGGAAGCAATCAGGCAGAATAGCAATTCATTGTCGTTTTCAGACAGATGCAAGTTCAGCTATTGGTTATCATGTAGGCTTACCTAATACAGATCATGCAAGTGGCTTTGAATATGGCAGACATTAAAATGATTAATTACATATGGAAAATATTAGAAATATCTGCTGAGAATGAGATAATCACTCATGCTAAATACTATGTAACAGCAAGTGAAGATGATAGATTAGTAGAAACAGAGGGTAACTGGTGGTTCAATTATCCTGTAACTATGCCTTTTGCAGAAGTAACAGAAGAAATGGTTGTATCATGGATTGAAAAAGAAACTATGAGAGATGGCATAAATATTATAAAATCTCGTTTAGAAGAACAATTAAATGAAATAAAAACTAATGGTACTGTTGTTGCACCTTGGTTGCCACAAGTATTTACGCCTACATAAGGAACTATTATGACAATGCCACTAGAGATTATTTCACGAGCATTAAAAGATATTGGTGCATTAGAATCAGGCGAAACACCAACACCTGATGCCACACAAGATGCTTTTGATATGCTCAATGATCTTGTAGATCAATGGTCTAATGAAGATATGATGGTCTACAATACGACTGAAATTATCTTTCCTCTTATTGCAGGTCAAGTCCAATACACGATAGGCCCTACACCTTCTACTGCTAATTTCATTGGTGCTGTATTTACAGGCTCAATTCAAGGTAATATTCTGACAGTAACAGGCATAACAAGTGGCGCAATCGCACAAGGTCAAACATTAAAAGGTACTAACATTACAGCAGGAACTAAGATAGTTCAATTCTTAACAGGTGCTGGTGGTAACGT